TTTTCACCTCTGCTAAATTAAGCAGGGGTGATTTTTTTATGCCTAAGAACACCATGACTAAGGATGAAATGAAGTGCAGAGTGCTGAAGCTAAAGCACATGCTATTTGAAGAAAAACGAAGTGAATCCGAAAAGAATCTAGCGCATGATTATTTGAATCGGGTTCTCGATATAATAGAAGAGTATCGATATTAACCGATAAAAATTTCAAAAAACTGTATCATATAGATACACTTATCCTACAAACTGGAGTACAAAAATGTCTAAAGAGCTGTCTGATCTCTCTATGGAGAGAAAGGAATGCCCTAAGTGCGGTGCCGTTTGGTTAAACGGTCAGCACATGTGGACAGGAACAGGTCAAAAAGGAAATGAATTAGATCTTGCTGGATTGGTTTGCAATCTCAATGGTGATGAGACATGCATCAATCCAAAGAAAGGAATGGCAGGTGGAGATACCTGGGAGAAGCGGTTGGAAGAAGTCAATGCTGCTTTCCATCAAAAGTATAGAGAGATGGACGATCTTTTTAGAAACAATGAAGACATGTGATTATGGCACACAGGTTCACTAAGATTGATCCACCTCATCATATAACTAAAGAAGAAGTTCAGGAGATGATCGATGCCGCTATCAGAAGGCACAATCGTAATGCTTCAATTATTAGTATGTGTGTTGGGTGGGTGGTTCTTGCTCTTTTTGCTGACGGTCTTCTCAGACTAGTCGGAGCGATTGCACCAATCTTTCCATGGTTGGATATATCTATAAAGTAAAGTTGTGATTTCATAACAAAAAAGTATTTCTACTCATCCTATCTGTAATAGATAATGTAGTCGAAACCTATGATGAAATCACACGATCTTCATAAGCAACTCAGAGAGAGGATTCTTCAATTGCGAATGGGTTATCTCTTTGAAGAACCTTGTCCCATATATGAACCTGGTTGGGAAGAGTCTTGGGACTGCAGAATCACTTATGACTACGAAGACGATGACATTAGCTGATGCACTATTGTGGATATCCATACCGTTCGTATGTGCCACCATCACATTTGGACGATTTAAAGGTGAAAATGACTACTACGACTCAGATGACTATGACGGAAACGGAACCGCTCACTAAAGGCATAGTTATCTTCGGTGCCACAGGTGATCTGTGTAAGAAGAAACTAATTCCAGCACTCTACAAACTTTGGAAGAAAGGTCTTCTTCCTGATAACTTTCTAATTGTAGGTAGTGCTAGAAGAGAACCAAGCGTTCAGCAATGGAAAGAATCTCTTGGAGATTATCCAGATGATTTTTTACATCATCTGGATTATGTTTGTGCTGATTTAGATAATCAAGATACTTTAAAGAATCTGCCAGATTATCTAGATGATATGACGTATTTTTTATCTGTTCCACCAGAGAGGTACGAAAATGCAATCACCAACCTCAAACAAGCAGGATGTCTCGATGACCCAGAAAAATCTAGGGTGGTTATCGAAAAACCCTTTGGATACGATTATGAATCTGCTGGTGCTCTACAGTCTGTGGTGGAGCGACATCTACGGGAGAAACAAGTATATCGCATTGACCATTATCTCGGTAAAGATACTGTTAATAACATCCTTGCCACTCGTTTTGGCAATGTACTACTGGAACCACTCTGGAACAGGGAGTATGTAGAAGAGGTTCAGATCTATGCCACAGAGACTATAGGGTGTGAAGGTAGATCTCAATACTATGAGGGTGCTGGTGTAGTAAGAGACATGCTACAGAACCACATGCTTCAGGTTCTAGCATTGATCGCTATGGAAGCACCTTGCAGGATGACTGCCACTGAAATTCGTAGAGAGAAGACAAAGGTTCTTGCTGCTACCAGACTTGGTAAGAAACTAGTCACAGGTCAATATGAAGGGTATCGTGCAGAGCAAGGTGTAGGTCCTGAGTCAATGACTCAAACTTTCGTTGCTGGTGACATGTATATTGATAACTGGAGATGGCAAGGTGTGCCTTTCCATTTTCTGACTGGTAAGAAGATGCCTTTTCAGTGTGTTGAGGTTGTTATCAAACTCAAAGCACCACCTGTTGGATTGTTTGAGGGTGAAACTCCTGGTCGTATTGTGATGCGACTTCAACCACATGCTCACCTTGACGTACAGATAGATGTCAAGTCTCCTGGTCTTGGTGAACAGGTTGAGAAAGCCACACTGACTCATCGATACCCTGACTGGTTGGGTGTTGATGGATATGAAAAACTTTTGTTTGATGCTATCAATGCAGACCAATCCCACTTTGTTCACTCTGAAGAAGTTCTAGAGTCTTGGCGCATTGTCAATGATCTCCTTTGTGTTGGTGATAAGTGTCCTATTAGAACAGCACCATACATCTACTTTGAGAACACCTGGGGTCCAGATTACAAAACAGAACACATTACTGAGTGGGATTATCCAGCATGATATCTGCATTGTTTGTATTTGCTTTCATTACATTGCTAATTTCTGCTATGGAATTAACATGGCCAGTAAAGCATCGTAAGTAAAATGAAAGAACTTTTCATATCTACAACCATCATTGCTGGTCTGATTGGAACCTTTTTAGTTTGGGGTTTGAAGAATGCTTACGTTGGTTAGACATATTATGACAAACCCATGGTCTCTAGGGTTGTTGGGTTCTCTTTTAATCGTTGTACCCATCCTAGGAATGCACCTAGTTCATAAATATCGCTGGGAACATTGGGAACCTTTTACGAATAAAGAAAAATGAAACCCGTAGTATTAGCGGCTTGCTTTACTCCACTGGTTATTATCTACATAGTAATGAAACTTGCTGTCTGGATTTCTGCCGTAAATGCTGAACAGAGTTATGTCAGAAAAGAACCTTTACGAAAACGAGGACCCTATCTGGAGAACCCGTATGCAGACGTTGATGAAGAAGAAGAGGAATATGGAGATCGCACAGACTATAGATAAAGCCCTAGAAGAGTGGTATAGCGAGAGGGGTCTTGAGGTTCCAGATTGGAAGACGCAAAGGAATCCTCAATGGTGGACTGACTACCTGATTAGTCTTGGAATTGATCCAGAAAATCCTTGACAAGGTGGTGGAAACCGTAGTATAATAAATACATCAACAACCGTTAAGGAATGTAACGTTTCTTAAATCAAGTTGAACCCCTGCCGTTTGACCGAGACTAGGCTGGGTTACAAAACCGTCTCTCATATCCTAGACTGAGGGTGTCTAGGAAATAAGTACCTCCACCATTTCCCTGATGGATCTACTTACTTTTTAATTCAAAATGGCTTCAACTCTTTCACGCCGTCAAGGCACAAACACCTGGGAACAATTCTGTGACTGGGTAACTTCTACCGACAACCGTCTTTATGTTGGTTGGTTCGGCACTCTGATGATTCCTACACTGCTTGCCGCAACTGTATGCTTCATCGTCGCATTCATCGCTGCTCCCCCTGTGGACATCGATGGTATCCGTGAACCTGTTGCTGGTTCACTTCTGTATGGAAACAACATCATCTCTGGTGCTGTCGTTCCTTCTTCTAATGCAATCGGACTTCACTTCTATCCCATCTGGGAAGCAGCATCTCTCGATGAGTGGCTGTACAACGGTGGTCCTTTCCAACTTGTTATCTTCCACTTCCTGATTGGCATCTATGCCTACATGGGTCGTGAGTGGGAACTGTCTTACCGTCTTGGTATGCGTCCTTGGATCTGTGTTGCTTACTCGGCACCTGTTGCTGCTGCGAGTGCAGTGTTCCTGGTCTATCCTTTCGGTCAAGGTTCTTTCTCTGATGCAATGCCCCTGGGCATCTCTGGTACGTTCAACTACATGCTGGTGTTCCAGGCTGAGCACAACATTCTGATGCACCCCTTCCACATGCTGGGAGTCGCAGGTGTCTTCGGTGGTTCTCTGTTCAGTGCAATGCACGGTTCTCTGGTTACCTCCTCGCTGGTTCGTGAAACCACTGAGTCTGAGTCCCAGAACTATGGTTACAAGTTTGGTCAAGAAGAAGAGACCTACAACATCGTTGCTGCTCATGGCTACTTCGGTCGTCTGATCTTCCAATACGCATCCTTCAACAACTCCCGTTCCTTGCACTTCTTCCTTGCTGCTTGGCCTGTTGTCGGTATTTGGTTCACTGCTCTTGGTGTTAGCACCATGGCATTCAACCTGAACGGTTTCAACTTCAACCAGTCCATCATCGACTCTCAGGGTCGTGTGCTCAACACTTGGGCAGACGTTCTGAACCGTGCAGGTCTGGGTATGGAAGTCATGCACGAGCGTAATGCTCACAACTTCCCCCTTGATCTTGCTGCTGCTGAAAGCACTCCTGTTGCTCTCACCGCACCCACGGTTGGTTGATAAAACCTTCTATAATACAGGGGACTTCGGTCCCCTTTTTTAATGGAGAACCAAATGGTTGGAAACCTAGAACCTGAGGAGAATGTTCTCCCAGAATGGTTCGCACAAACTTCAGATAAACCATACACCAGGCATAATTACAGGTTGGTGTATTCGAATAAGCAATCCGTAGACTTCGAAAATTGGGAAGAACTTAGGAATGAATGGTGGAACACACCATCACAGTTTCTCTCTCATGTCGAGGTGTTGGATATCAAACAAAATAAAAAACAAAAAGGGTTTAAATAAAAATGACAGCATCTGTTTTAACACAACAACAGAGGGGGTGGTTCGATGTCCTTGATGACTGGCTTAAACGGGATCGTTTTGTCTTTGTGGGTTGGTCTGGACTACTACTTTTTCCCACTGCTTATCTTGCAATTGGTGGCTGGCTTACTGGCACGACGTTTGTTACTAGCTGGTACACCCACGGATTGGCGTCTTCCTACCTTGAAGGTGCTAATTTTCTTACAGCAGCTGTGTCAACGCCTGCTGATTCTATGGGTCATTCTCTTCTTCTACTTTGGGGTCCTGAGTCTCAGGGGGATTTCGTCAGGTGGCTCCAACTTGGGGGACTCTGGGCTTTTGTGGCACTCCATGGTGCCTTCGCCCTTATTGGGTTCATGCTTCGACAGTTTGAAATTAGTCGTCTCGTAGGGATTAGACCGTACAATGCGATTGCTTTTTCGGGTCCTATTGCCGTATTCGTTAGCGTATTTCTCATCTACCCACTTGGACAATCCAGTTGGTTCTTTGCACCGTCGTTTGGCGTGGCAGCGATATTCCGATTCCTTCTATTTCTACAAGGCTTCCACAACTGGACGCTCAACCCGTTTCATATGATGGGTGTAGCAGGTATCCTGGGTGGAGCACTTCTTTCTGCTATTCATGGAGTGACTGTAGAAAATACTCTGTACGAAGATGGTGACCAAGCTAACACGTTCAAAGGGTTTGATACGACTCAAGAAGAAGAAACCTATTCGATGGTTACTGCCAATCGTTTTTGGTCTCAGATTTTTGGTATTGCTTTTAGCAATAAGCGTTGGTTGCATTTCTTTATGCTCTTTGTTCCTGTCATGGGTCTTTGGACTTCTTCTATCGGTATCATCGGACTTGCACTCAACCTTAGAGCGTATGATTTCGTCTCCCAAGAACTGAGAGCAGCAGAAGATCCAGAGTTTGAAACGTTCTATACTAAGAACATCCTTCTGAATGAAGGTCTCCGTGCCTGGATGGCACCTGTTGATCAACCACATGAAAACTTTATCTTCCCAGAAGAAGTTCTTCCTCGTGGTAATGCTTTGTGATCTCATCAGAGACACCTGATAAACTGGCCGAGATCATTCGTGATACTTGGCCAAATCTTTACAGACCTCCAAAAAAGGAGTATAATGATGACAATCGAAGGAAGACCCGTGCTGTCTGATAAAACTTACAAAAAGTATGTTCTTGAGCACCTTGAGAACTGGGTTCATGATGCCATTACTACTGAGGATGTCACTTCTCAAGAAGTTTATGATGTCGTCGTCAAATGTATTGAGACTAATGTAAAGTATCATAAGGATAACTTTGATAAGAATGCAGAACTTCTTTCTCTACTGAAGGGTCATCGTTCTAATGTCTTTGATGCTACACCTAAAGACTGGAAAGACTTTTGGTATGCTCCTGAAGAGGAGGGAACGTGGGACAGTAGTCATTTCTACACCTGCGATATCTAAATCAAAAACACAACTTGAATTTCAAGAATCTGGGAAAAAATTTTCCCAGATTTTTTTGTGTGAAAGGGTTGATTGCATAAAGATCTAAATAATACAGACTCATAAATAAACGATTTTGAATGGCTAGTATATTCAAGCCGAAAAGAAGTAACGTTGTAGGTCGTGTCCCCACCACAGCCGATCTGGTTGAAGGTGAAATTGGTATTAATATACCAGATTCGAAAATCTATATTAACACTGCTGGTGTCATCAGTGTTATCGCTGACTCTGCTGCTGGTGGAGCAGGGTATCAACTTTTGACTGATGCAGATAATGGAGACTTACTTCAAGCAAACAAAAGATACGTTATTGACTCAAGTGCTGCACCTTGTAATTTCACTATGCCAACGGCACTCCTGACACCAGGAACGTTCATTGAATTTGCAGACCTCACTGGGTTTTGGAATATAAATACTGTTACTATTAATAATGACGGTGTTGGTTTATATGATGCTCTAGGCAATTTGGATGAGTTTCCACTCTATCTTGACACGGCTTTCGGTGGAATCAAAATTGTATTTGATGGGACAAACTGGAGAATCATCCAAGTGTATCGGTAACGTAAATGGCACTCTCACAAAGCGGATCATATCAAGGAGACATCAGTAGATCTAATAGCTACTGGGTGTATGCTCTAAGAAGAGACGGTGAAGGAATGCTTTACCTCACCAAAGTTGCCAGTGCATCTACTGAAACTGGCGTTGATGTTGGTATCAGAAGTGATGGAACTCAGGTCCCTGAGTTCGGTGACTACGAAGATTACGTCTTGGAAACTACTCCAGAGAAGGAATACTCCAATCACCCACAAGATAAATATCAACAGTTCCGATTTGACAGTCGCAACTTAAATTACTATATCGATGATGATGGTTACTTTGTATTAAAAGTAACTGGTATCCACACTTACTCTGGACCTGTATAACGAGAACCAACAATGGCTGAATTTAGACTTGGCAGACTTAAGTTTAACTGGAGAGGAGACTGGACTGTCTCTACCGCATATGTTATTGACGATGTAGTTCAAATCGGCGGTAACGTATATGTCTGCGTAATTAACCACACGTCAGCGGGGACTGCTGATGATTGGTACTCTACGGACTTCAACATCGGTAGTCCAAGATGGCAACTCATGGTGCCTGGTGTAGACAGTGTTGGTATCTTTACTAGCGGTCAATACTACGGTCCCAACGATGTCGTTGCTTACGGTGGTGTTCTCTATAGAGTTCTTACACCACACGTTGGATCAGCATTTACTAATTCATATTTCACTCCCTATGTTGAAGGGTTTGGTAATGTCCAATCTTTCAGCACAACAACATCTTATAAGTTAAGAGACGTTATAAGCTATAGTGGTAATGCATATCTTGCTGCTACTAGTGGTATTGGTGCTACAACTAAGACACCTAACGAGAGACCAGAAGAGTTTGATCTCCTCGTAAGCGGACTTTCTACCACTGGTATTGGAACTTGGAATTCATTAGGTTTGAATGGACCTGCTGGATACCAACCATATCCTCAAGGTTCTGTTGTTACTTTCGGTGGTAATACCTATGTTGCTATTGCTGCTTCTGTACCCATTGGTGTAAAACCAGAGGGTGATAGCAGCTTCATTGGTACATCTACAGATAACTGGGCTGTCATTTCAAATGGTCTCAGAAACGCTGGCACTTGGGACGCTGGAACAACTTACTATAGAAATGAAGTTGTAACCTATAGCAGTTCTTCTTACATTGGTATTGTCACAGAGTCTCAAGGTGCTCAACCCGATTCAAGTCCTGCCGAATGGCAACAGCTTGCTGCTGGTGCTGGTTCTGCTACCCTGATTGATAGAGGTGATTTACTCACTAGAAGTGCTAGTGCTCCTACCAGAATCGGTATCGGATCAACTGGCATGGTCCTCAAGAGTAGTGGTCTGGACCCTCTGTGGGATTACTTTGGTAATCAAAAAGACAACTATTATGTCGGACAAAACGGTAGTGACACAGAGGGTGACGGAAAAACCCTTGAGACTGCGTGGAGAACTATCGGATTTGCTCTGACT